AGGAACGCAAGGTATTCCGCTGGCCGATATTGAGCGATTTTTAGGGGCGTGTGGTTATGAAGCCGTGCCGGCGGGCAATGTGGTTATTTCCACTGAGGATTACGTCAGCTTGAAACGCTTTGCCCAAATGGCAATGCAGAACAGCACGATCCAGATGAATGCCAAGGGTGAATTGGGATGAACTACTTCCAATTCCATCTAGGTGACTATGCCAAAAAAACCATGCATCTGACGCTGGTTGAAGATGCCATTTATATGCGGCTACTTCGGCTGTATTACGACACCGAAAAGCCATTGCCATCTGACGTAAAGACTTCCGCAAGACTGGCCGGCGCCAGATCCGCCGCTGAGATTGAAGCGGCTGAAGCTGTGTTGAATGACTTCTTCACGTTGACCGATGAGGGCTGGCGCAACAAGCGGGCCGATGAAGAAATAGCCAAACACAAGCAAGCAAAGGCAAGCCATTGGGGCGCAAAGCTAACCAAGGCGCAGCGCTGCCATATCCAAGCCAATCGCAACGCTGCAAAGCTTAATGCAACGCCTTCTTGGCTATCAAAAGCACAGCACGAAGAGATTGCGTCCATATACGCGAAAGCGGCCCTGCGGACTGCTGAAACTGGCATTAAGCATGAAGTAGATCATGTTATCCCGTTGCGCGGAAAGCTCGTTTGCGGCCTGCATGCCCCTTGGAATCTTCGGGTTATTGAAGCGTACAAGAACAGGCAAAAGAGCAATCTAGTGGAGTGCAACTTATGAATTACTACTCGCACCACATAGGCGATTTTATTCGTGATACGTCGCGCCTTAGCGATGCGCAGTGCATGGCCTATCTGCGAATGATTTGGATGTACTACGAAACGGAAGAACCGCTTGATTGCGATGTTGATGCGCTCGCATTCCGTTTGGGTGCGAGCGCATCGGATGTGCAGCAGATTCTTAAGCACTATTTCTTTGAGCATGAAGGCAAATGGCATCACTCCCGCTGCGATAAGGAAATTATCGCCTTCCGTGGCAAGTCGGAAAAGGCCAAAAAATCCGCGAAAACACGGTGGGACAATGCGAACGCAATGCGAGCGCATAAGGAAAACCAGTCATGCGAACGCATGCCAACGCATGAAAACGAGGGCTCACATGCACAAAAAACAGGGGCCGATGATGCGCATTCGATGCGAACGCAATGCGAACGCAATGCGAACGCACCTGTTTTCGATGCTAACCAAGAACCAGTAACCAGTAACCAAGTAACTACAGAGGTCTATTCACCTGTAGTGGTGGACGTTTCGCAAAATTCTTCGCTTGAAGTTGCTCCGCAAGCGTCGCCAAAGCAAAGCCGCGGCACTCGACTGCCCAAGGACTGGCATCTGCCGAAAGCCTGGGGTGAGTGGGCATTGCAAAACCGGCCAGGCATGACCGTGGAAGCGATACGGGAAGAAGCCGCTAAGTTTGCAGACCATTGGCACAGCAAGGCCGGCAAAGAGGCCAGCAAGCTGGATTGGGAAGCCACATGGCGCAACTGGATTCGTAACTGCAAAACCTTTGGCGCAAGGGATTCGCCGACATGGCGCAAGACCGTGACAGAGAAACTGCAAGACGCCGGCATGAGTTTATTTAACCGCTTGCCAGAAAACCAAGGTCGGCAAGAGCCGAAAACCGTGAATAGCTTTGACATAACCGGGGAGTATCGCCGTGAAACCAGTGCAATTGCGCCGTGAATACATTGATCGCCTGTTTGTTCGTTTGCATGGCCTGTATGGCTTGGACTTCGTAAAAAAATATGCCAGCGGCGAATTTCAAGACGGCCAAGACTTAGGGCTTTGCAACGCCAAGCAGGTTTGGGCTGAGTTGCTGGCAGGCTTTGACGATCACCCGGAGGCCATTGCTTACGCGCTGGATCACGTTGATCACGCCTATGTGCCAAACGCCATGCAGTTCCGCGAGCTTTGCCGGCAAGCGCCACGCAAGGGGGCTGAGTTGCCGGCACTGGAACGCAAATTCACCCCGGAAGAACTGGCGGCCAACAGGGCGCGGATTCAGAAAATGCTGCAAGGCTTGGTCAATTCGTCACGGATGCAAGGCACATGAGCGACTTAACCCCGGTATTCCATGGCGAAGTAATGCTTGCCGGCTGGAGCGAGAGCCACAACGGCGGGGCAAAAGTCACATTCTGGCTATCCGACCCCAGCGAACTGGATGCCTTTCGCGCAATGACCGTGGCCAAGGGCAAGACGGCTGGGCAGCGATTGGGGTGCGCATTGGTTGAGATTGGCGACGATGACAAGCCCGTACAGCCAGCCAAGCCCGTGCAGCCTGAGCCAGAGAGCTTTGGGCATTACTACCAGGCATTGCACAAAACCGGCTGGTTTTACAGCCCGCGAGTGATTGCAGCGGCGGGAACGGATGCCGCCTTCCTGAACTTTATCCGGCAGCAGCGTTGTGTGTATTGCGGATCTGACCAGAACCCCGACAACCCCGTTGAAGCTGCGCATGTTCGCAGGGTGGCTAACGGCGCTGGCATGGGCATTAAGCCTGAATACTCTGCGATACCGCTTTGCCATGTTCACCACGCCTTGCAGCACAGCCAAGGGGAATCCGCGCTGGGTGATTCGGATTGGTATGACCGGCAGCTTGCTGAAACGAAAAAGGCTTTCGTGCAGCGGGAATTGCGGGCGATTTTCAAGGTTGAAAGCATGCGGGAAGTTCCGCCAGCTAATTTTGCCAATTGGGCGGAAGCCGTGGGCATTGCTGACACGCTACCAGCCGCACTAAGGGGCCACGCATGACAGTGCATTGCATGACTTGCCAGCATTGGTCGTTGCGCGATAGCCCGCTGGCTGTGAGCGGGTTTGGTCGGTGCAGCCAGAGCCAGAACAAGCACACCTATTTTTCACCCGTTCAGGAACGCGATTGCCAGAAGCATGAGCCGACAACTCAGGCCGTGGTTGATAAGCGGTTTGAGTATTTGCAGCGGGGCCGGAAATGAGCGCAGGCGAAGCCCTGTTTGCCTTGCAGCTTCGGGCCGACAAGCTAACCGGCTGGGAACGCGAATACACGTTTGCGCCGGGGCGGCGCTGGCGCTTTGACTTTGCCAACCCGGCGCTAAAGCTGGCGGTGGAAATTGAAGGCGGGATCTGGAGCAAGGGCCGTCACACTAGGCCAAGCGGGTACATTGGCGACATGGCGAAATACAACCGGGCAACGATGCTGGGCTGGCGGGTTTTGCGGTACAGCACGGAGCAGGTAAACACGGGCGAAGCGATTAACCAAGTGCGGGAGGTAGTGAATGCAGGCTGAATACCAGGTGGCACAAGCAATTGAGCGGTGCAGTCGGCCCGTGTTGAAAACATCCAGCGTGTGGGTTGAGAAGGTGCGGGGCGCGGTATTGCCCAAGGATGCGCTAAGCCCGTATGAGCAGGTGGCTGATGCGGCCTATGTGCTGCTGAAAGTGAACCGCTTGCCAGATGAGCAGGCCATGCTGCTGCTGGGCTTGGCTGATCGGGTTAGCCGGGTGAGTGCCATTCCCGTGATAACTGGCTGGCTGGCTGATGTGCGCGGCATCAAGGGACCGGTAGTGGCGGATTGTGTGGCGGCGTACTTTGGCGAGCAGCGTAGCCCGTGCAATGGCTATGGGTTGAGTGCGCGCAAGTTGGGTGAAGTGCATGGGGTGGCGAAAAGCACGGTGATTGATATGCGGCGCAAGGTGTATGGGGATCTGGATAGGCTGCTGCTGATGGCTGAGTGGGGAATGGGCCAGTGAACCAGCAAACCGTGCTTGATTTTTGCAATCCGGTCAATTATCATCGAAATCACTAGATTCGATTTGCGCGACCATATTCGGCGTTGCGCATTTTCGACCAACAAATTCAATACAAGCCTCCAAGATTGGGGGCTTTTTTTATGGGTGAACGATATGGCGCTGACTGAAAAACAGCGTCGCTTTTGCGATGAGTATCTGATTGACCTTAACGCAAGCGATGCAGCTAGGCGGGCGGGGTATTCTCAAAAAACGTCAAAAGAATCAGCAGCCCAGCTATTAACCAATATTAACGTGCAGGCTTACATCACCAGCAAGATCAAGATTCGCAGTGAGCGGGTGAACATTACCCAAGACTATGTGCTGTCCACCATCGCCGCCACGATTGAGCGTTGCCGCCAGGCTGAACCGGTGCGGGATAGTGAGGGTAACGAGATTGGCGAATACAAGTTTGACGCCGGGGCAGTGCTGAAGGGCTGCGAGCTATTGGGCAAGCATCTGGCGATGTGGACTGAGAAGCAGCAGGTACGGCATAGCCTGACGTTTGAAGACATGGCAAAGGCGATGAGCCGCCATGAGTGAAATTGCTTTCGAGGTTTTCAGCCGGCTGCGTAAAGACTTGCCGCTGTACGCTGAGAATTGCCTGAAGATTGCTGACAAGCAGGGCAAGCAGGTGGCGTTCACGCTGAACCGCGCCCAGCAGTATGTGCATGAACGATTGCAGGAACAGAAAGCCGCCACGGGCAGGGTAAGGGCGCTGATTCTAAAGGGCAGACAACAAGGGGTTTCAACATACGTTGAAGCCCGTTTTTTTTGGCTGTGCAGCATGAACACGGGATTGAAAGCCGTGGTGATGGCGCACAAGGCGGATTCCACCAGCGCGATATTCGGCATGGTGCGGCGCTATCTGGATAACTTGCCAGAGATTGCCAGCCCGACAGTGAGCAAGGCCAGCGCCAGTGAACTGGCCTTCAGTAAGCTGGATAGCAGCTACAGGGTGGCGACGGCGGGCAGTGATTCGATTGGCCGGGGCTGGACTGCCCAGCTATTGCATGGATCGGAGTTCGCCTTCTGGCCACAAGCTGACGAGCATTTTTCTGGTATTGGCCAAGCCATTGCGGATCTGGATGGCACGGAGGTGATTTTAGAATCAACCGCCAATTCAGTTGGCGATGCCTTCCACCAACGCTGGCAAGACGCTGAAGCAGGCCGGGGTGATTACATTGCCATTTTCGTGCCGTGGTTCTGGCAACCGGAGTACGCCAGAGCCGTGCCGGATGACTTTGTGCTGAGCGATGCCGATGCCGACTATGCGCGCCAGCATGGTTTGACGGATGAGCAGATGGCCTGGCGTGCAGCCAAGGTCACAGAATTTAAGGGCGACGTGCTGCGATTCCAGCGCGAATACCCAGCCACGCCATCCGAGGCTTTTGCCGTGGCCGATGGACAATCGTTTATCGGTGGCGCCGCAGTGATGGCAGCGCGCAAATGTACCGTTGTGCCGGAAGGCGGGCCGCTGGTGGTGGGTGTTGATCCTGCCCGATACGGTGATGACCGTACCGGCATTGTGGTACGCCGTGGCCGCAAGGTAATCAGCGTTGAAGCGCATGACAAGAAATCAACCATGGAAGTGGTGGGTATCACTGCCCGGCTGATTGGCCAGCTACAACCGGCCAAAGTGTTTATTGACGTTTGCGGGCTGGGTGCTGGCGTGTATGACCGGCTGTGTGAGCTTGGCTATCACGACAAAGTAATGGCCGTGAATGCCGCCAATAGCTCTGATCAGGAAGGCTACGACAATAAGAGGGCCGAGATGTGGGGCGAGATGCGCGACTGGCTAGACGCCGGGCCGGTGTCGATTCCTGACGATGACGTATTGCAGGCCGATTTGATTGGCCCCGGCTACACCTACACCAGCAACGGCAAGCTGCAACTGGAAAGCAAAGAGAAGATGAAAAAACGCGGCATTCGCAGCCCTGATTTGGGCGATGCACTGGCACTGACGTTTGCTTACCCGGTGGCCATTGCAACCAACAGCGGCGCATGGGCGAACACGGCGGGCAAGATTGGGGATAGCTATGCAGGGTATTGAGTACGCCGAATTGTCGGATGAACTGCCGGATGACACTCAGAGCAAAGAAGATGCCGCCGCTGAACAAGCCGCCATGATCGAGCGTTTGCAGATATTCGGCCAAGGCTTACAAGGCCGTGCCGATAAGCAGGTGCAACTACGCCGCAGTCTGGAAGACCGCTGGATTCAGGACTTGCGCCAGTACAACGGCCAGTATGAGCCCGACATTATGGCCGGCATTAAGGCCACGGGCGGCAGTGAGGCATTCGTCAACGTAACACGGGGCAAGGTGGCCACGGCTGAAGCGCGCCTGGCTGACATGCTGCTGCCGACTGACGATGAGAACTGGAGCATTGAGCCGACGCCGATTCCTGATCTGCAAGACGGGGTGAAGTCCACCCAAGTGCTAGGCCAGATTCAGGGCCAGCCAGTGCGTGAGGCCGATATTGCCAAGATTGCCCAGCAATCCGCCAAAGACAAAAGCGACAAGATGCAACGGCTGATGCAGGATCAACTGGCCGAATGTAACTACACCGCCATTCAGCGCGAGATTTTGCACGATGCCGCGCTGTACGGTACCGGCATTCTGAAAGGGCCAATGATTTTGGGCCGCACCAGAACGCAATGGAAGACCGTGGCCGATGAAGCCACTGGCGAAACCATGTACATGGCCGTGCAGGCTGAAGACAACAGCCCGACAGCGTTACGGGTGGATGTGTGGAACTTCTTTCCCGACATGAGCGCCAGCCGGATTGAAGATGCTGAATATGTGTTTGAGCGGCATTTCTTAACCCGGAAGCAAGTGCGGGATCTGGCCAAGCAGCCGGGCTTTTTGTCCGACCAGATTAACGAAATTCTGCTGGAAACCGACGAGCCCAAGGTCACGGCTTGGCATTTGGCGGAAATGCGCCAGATTGCGGGCCAGGACAACAATACGCAAGACAACCGCTTTGAACTGTGGGAATACCACGGGCCGATTGATAAGAAAGATTTGGCCGCATGTGGTTGTGAAGTGGATGAAAACGACGCCTTGAACGAGGTGATGGGCGTGGTGTGGTTCTGCAATAACCGGGTAATTAAGGCCAGCATCAACCCGCTGGACAGCGAGGCGCTGCCGTATAGCGTGTATGCCTTTGAAACCGATGGCACTAGCCTGTTTGGCTATGGCATGCCGTGGTTGTGCCGGCATAGTCAGCGTGTGGTGAATGGCGCATTCCGCATGATGATGGACAACGCCGGCCTGAGCGCAGGGCCGCAAGTGGTGGTGAACCCCGCGATTATTCGCCCGCAGGATGGCGACAGCCGCTTAAGGCCGCGCAAGGTGTGGCTGATGAGTGACGCCACCAAGAACCCGCAGCAAGCCTTTGCCACCTTCAACATTGATCCGCATATGAACGAGATGATGGGGCTGTTCAATACCGGCATGCGGTTGGTGGATGAAGAAACCCAAATACCGATGATTGCGCAGGGCGATCAGGCCAGCCACATCACCAAGACCGCGCAGGGTATGTCCATTCTCATGAATAGCGCCAACACGGTATTGCGCCGTGCGGTGAAGCTATACGATGACCGCGTGACACGGCCATTCATTTCACGTTTGTACGAGTGGAATATGCAGTTCCATGACGATGATGCCGTGAAGGGTGATTATCAGATTGTGGCGCGTGGTAGCAGCGCGCTGATGGAAAAGGAAGGCCAGAGCAAAGCGCTGATGAGTGTGATGCAACTGGCCGGCACGCCGATGTTTGCGCCGCTGACGGACTTTCCTTCCCTGTACAAAAAGATGCTGCAATCGTTGCGCATCGAGGCTGACGGGGTGATGAAGTCGCCGGAAGATTTAAAGGCCATGCAGCAGCCACAAGGCCCGCAACAGCCGCCAGTGGATCAGGCCAAGCAGGCCGAATTGCAATTGAAGGCCCAGCAAATGCAGGCTGACATGCAACTGAACCAAGCCCGGATGCAGCTACAGGCCCAAGCCTTACAACTGAAAGGCGATGAGCAGCAGCAAAGCCATGCCGTGGCCGTGGCACGGATGCAGTTAGAACAGGCACTGGCGCAACAAGCCGGCGAACTGGAATTGCAGAAGTTGGCCGCACAAGAAAATATGACCATGCAGCAGCTACAGGCCGAGCTAGGCATTCAGAAATTGAACATTGACAGCAAACACCAGTTATTCAACGCCGAGGCCGCGATTAAGGCCGCGCAGGGTAGTGGGATATGAGCAAGCCTTCTGATTGGGCCGTGTTGAGTGTAGGGCTTCAGGTGCAGTCGCAGGCACTGGCCAAGCAATTGCAATCCAATGGGCTGAGCCACGAAGAAAGCCAGTTCATACGCGGCCAGTTAGCCGGGTTGCGCTGGGTAGTACAGCAGGCCGAGCCGGAAGCGCCGGAGCAGTTCAACGATAGGCCGAACCTTTATTGATTTTTTGCAGTGCAACCAACCCGCTTCGGCGGGTTTTTTATTGACCGCTGGCCGCACCAGCCGCCAGCCGTTAGGAGATTGAACCATGTCTGATGACAACACCAGTGTTGATTTAGCGCAGGAGGCCAGCGATTACGCCGCTGATCATGAGGATTTTGCCGCTGAGTTTTTCCCTGATACGCCACGCCCTGAGCCGCTGCCAGAACCAGCCGCCACGGAAGAAGTGCAACAGGAAACCCCAGCCGCACCCGTGGCCAGTGTGCCGGATGCCGAGCCCGCCCAGCGCAACGACAACGCCGCCAAACCGGTGGCCGATGACCAGCGCCAGCATCAATTCAAAAGCGACTTAGGGCGGATTAACGCACTGAGCCGCCGACTGCATGATATGCAAAGCGCAGGGCAGGCCGGATCACAACAGGCGCAGGCACTGGTTAGCCAGATTCAAAGCCACCTTGACCGCTTCAATAACCAGTTCCCCGATTCGATGGGTGATCTGGCGGGGCCGGTGCAGGCTTTGGTGCATGTGGTTTCACAGCAGCAGCAGATCATGGATCGTCAATTGAATGACACCGCCGAGGTATTGCGCCCGGTGGTGGATCGTGACCGTCAAGCCGTAATAGCCAGCCAGGAGGCCGCCTTGCAGGCCGCCCACCCGGACTGGCGCAATGTGGTAGCCACGCCGGAATTTTCCCGCTGGCTGCAACAACAACCCGATGCCGTGCAAGGATTGGCGCAAAGCTACAGCGCCGCCGATAGCATCTGGCTCATTAACAATTACCGGCAGCAAAGTTACCCGACTGCAAACCCCGCCGCTTCCGCGAATGCCGCCGAAGCCGCCGCGTTACGCCGTCGCCGTGAACAGCAAAAAGCCGGTGCAGCAAGTGTAGCGGGCCGCCAGTCGGCCAACGTGACTGATCAATCTGACTACGACGCCGCCCAAGTCTTTTATGCAAAGCAGCTTGGTTTGCGGCAGTAACTTTACATTTTTAGGAGTATTTCACCATGGCACAAAGTACCTTTGGTTCCATTGGCACACGGGCAGCCGCCTATGCCGATATGAACGCGCTGGCTCGCGCAATTCCGCAGGAAGTAATTGGCTTGTTCTGCGAAGCGCGCACCATTCCCCCTAACAAAACCGACACGATCAAATTCCGTCGTGCCAACCCGTTACCCGCTTTGACCGTTCCATTGGTCGAAGGTGTAACCCCGAACGCGCAGGCAATGAGCTACACCGATGTCACCGTGCAGCTTCAGCAATGGGGCTCTGCCATTCAGATCACCGACAAGGTGGACGACATGGCCGAAGATCCGGTTCTGCGTGACGCCAGTTCGTTGCTGGGTGAGCAGTGGGCCGAATCTGCCGAGTTGTTGCGCTGGGGTGTGTTGCGCGGTGGCAGTAACGTATTTTTCAACAACGGCACTGCCCGCAACCAGGTGAACACCGCTGTAACCTTGAACAAGATTCGCGCCGTGGTGCGTTTCCTGCAAGCCCAGCGTGCGCGCCCTATTTCAGAAGTGCTGGCCGCTTCTGACAAGATTGCCACCCGCCCGGTTGAAAGCGCATTCATTGCGCTGGTGCATACCGATGTTTCCCCTGACATTCGCGGCCTGGCTGGCTTCACGTCGGTTGCGGCTTATGGCTCGATGAAGCCGATTTGCCCGCAAGAGTTGGGCGCGGTTGAGAACGTGCGCTTCATTGCCACGCCATTGCTGGCCCCGTTCCTGAATGCCGGTAGCGGCACGCTGAACGGCATGGTTGGCGGTTCGGCTGCTGACGTTTACCCGATCATTATCTTTGGCAAAGAAGCCTTTGGCCATGTGGTATTGCGCGGCAAAAACAACTTCAACATCAAAGTGCTGAACCCCGGTGAAGCCGACAAGAGCGACCCATTAGGCCAGCGCGGCTATGTGTCGGGCAAAACCTACTTCAACGCGGTGCGCCTGAACGAAAGCTGGATGGTTCGTTTGGAAGTGGCCACTACCGCTCTGTAATTTTTATGAATGACCCCGGCCCGCCCTGTGCGGGCCTTTTAATTGGGAGAAGTAACCATGTCGAAATTAGAAGACACAAGCCAGTTGTTTGAGCGCCACCTGTTTGGCAACGTCACAATGGGCAAGGCCGTGCTGGCGATTAACGCCGCCAGTGCCGCTACTGTGAGAACCACCAACGCCATCACATTCACCAACAACGGCATTCTGCTGACCAAAGCCATTCTGGCCGCGCAAGCGCTGGCGGTGCGTTCGGGTGGCACGCCGTTTTATGTTCAGCCCATTTCAACCACTGTGTATTACGTTCTGGCGCTCGATGCCGCCGGCACGGTTGTCACTATTCAGGGTGATTTTGCTGGCCGTATTCCGCCCGGCAGTGTGGCTGTGAGTGATGGCAGCGTACCAAATACGCCGGAAGATTTAACCCCGTTTGGTTTGATCAAGGTCGTGACCAACGGCGCCACCACCTTTACCCCGGCCACCACCGCACTGGATGCGGCTGGCTTAACCGTGACGTTCTACGATATCAGCATCACCCCGGCAGGCCGCCCATAACCCTAACCGAGCAAAGAACAAGCCCCTCAACCGAGGGGCTTTTTTATTGGGAGTAACACAAATGGCAGTGACCAAAGACGTAGCAACATCGCCCCGCCTATTCAAAATCCGCTTATCGCGCCCGGCCAATATGCCCGACCTGCCGCACCACTTTGTTGGCGCCAATGGTGTGGGCTATCAGTTAGCGTTTGATGAGGATCTGATTGTTCCTGAGATCGTAGTCGAAGTATTGAATTTAGCCGTGGAGCAGCGCGCCGATTCGGCCAAGCTGGCCCGTGGTGAACTGGAAATGAAGAATTTCCATGGTGTGCCGTTCCAGAATTACGGGCCGGTATAAGCCATGAACTACCTGCAATTGTGCCAGCGCGCCCGCCAGCAGTGCGGCATTGAGGGCGACGGGCCGGCTTCGGTCATCGCCCAGCAGGGCATGCAGAAGAAGCTGGTGGACTGGGTGGCCGAGGCTTGGCTGTATATCCAGAACCTTCGGCAATGGGATTGGATGCTGGCGCGCATGAGCATTGCGCTACCCACCGGCCAAAGCCAGATCACTTTGCCGGCTGACTTCCGGCAACTGGATACCCGCTATGTGAATCTGGTGGATGGCACTGGCCAGTATCAGCCGTTATCGGTGCTGGATTTTGCGACATTCCGCAACCAGTACGAGCGCGCCGCCTTGCAAACGCAAAAGCCGGATGCTGTGACCATTGCGCCCGGTAATGCCGTGCTGAAGTTCTCGCGCATTGCTGATGCCGATTACACGCTGGTGGCGGATTACTGGCAAAACGCGGTGCTACTGGCCGCCAATGCCGATGCCCCGCTGATTGGCGAGCAAGACCAATGGGCGATTATCTACCGCGCCATGACCTACTACGCCGCGCATGAAGACGCGCCAGAAGTGTTTCAGGATGCCCAGCGCAAGTTTGACGCGGCCATGGTTGGCCTGTACGCCGTGCAGATGAATGACGCGCTGGCCCTGCCGGAGCCATTGGCATGACGCAAGTCAGTGCAGTGCCATTAAACGGCGGGCTGAATCTGGCCGCTTCCGCCTTGCAATTGCAGCCGGGGGAGGCGCTTTTTTCCCGCAACTTTCTGGTGTCGCAAACCGGCGGCTATGAACGCATGGCTGGCTATGAACGCTATGACGGCAGGCCAGCCCCAAGCGGCACGACTGACCCCAGCGTAGCAGCCACACGCCGCGCCGCGATTCAGGCCGTGCCAGGTGAAGGCGCCATTCTTGGTGTGGCCGTGTTCAATGGCCGGGTGTTTGCCTTTCGCAATGCCGTGGGCGGCGCAACCGCCACGATGTGGGAATCATCCGGCAGTGGCTGGGTAAGCCGTAAAACCGGCCTCACGCCATCCGGTACTTATCGCTTTGTGGTGAGTAACTTCGGCGGCGCAGCGGGCAACCAGAAGCTATACGGGGCTTCTGGCGTGCATAAAGCCTTTGAGTATGACGGCACGACATGGACGGACATCACCACTGGCATGGCCAGCGATACGCCGCGCTTCATAACCGCGCATCGCAATATTCTGGTGTTGGGTTTTGCCAAGGGTTCGGTGCAGTTTTCGCCCATCGGCAACCCAACCGGCACATGGACTGTGACCAGTGGCGCGGCTGAAATCGGCATTGGCGATGACATTACCGGGCTGATTCCGCAGAAAGATGTGCTGGTGATTTATGGCCGCAATTCTTTGCACATTCTGTCGGGGGCATCGTCGGCCAGTTTCAGCCTGAAAACCTTTACCCGTGAGGGCGGCGCATTGCCCGATACCGCGATTGAAGTCGGCGGCGATGTGCTGGCCCAAGACGATTCCGGCCTGATGTTTTTATCAGCCACGCAGAACTATGGCGATTTTTCCGCCACCAGCGCCAGCCAGAAAATCCAGCCTTTACTAATCAACCGTGCCGCCCGCTTTGCGCTGCAAACCAAACGTTCC